CTTTGACAGTACCTACAGGAGTGAAGTCTAGTCCAGCTTCCATCATCTGAACGCTTAGAGGATCACCTACGTTCTCGTACCTCTCATCAAAACTAGGAGAACCTGGTGCTACTGCTGCACGTTCTTCTTCTGTCATATCAATGAGGCGTTTACGATAGTCAGCCATTTACTTTGTCCCTCAAGTACTTTAGTTGTCTCAGCGCTTTGATAGCACCCTGATGTCGGTATAGCTCTGCAGTATCAGAGATGTTCTCCATACTTCTATGTGTGGAAGAGATGCACCCATCAAGCTCCTCAATGAACGCATCCCATATCTGTTTATCGTTAACAAGCTTCTTAAGCGACATTACCGCTAAACCCTTGCTCACCCGGCGTTGGTGCTGTACCTACGCCTATCTGAGAGCCACCGCCACCTGAGGTGTCCTGTACGCCCTGTGGAGCCTGTCCTTCTGGTGCTGGGCCACCTTGGGGCATGTTTACACCTTCCGGCCCTACAGGAGGCTGTACGGGAGCCTGAAAGCCTTTTAGGATCTCAGCTTGGATAGATGCGTCCTGCATAGAGTTAGTAACCTTATCGGGGTCAAGATCCATAGACTTAGCAATCTCACGAATGATGTAGTCCATCTTAGCAAAAGGAGCTAGGACTGGGTTCTGTGCAACCTGCAAGAACTGCATCAAACGCTGTGACCGTACCTCGTTAGCCATGAGGCTCTCTGTACCAGAAGCATTTACCTCTAAGTCACCACGAATCTGGTCATCAAAGTCAAACTGCATGTTGAATGAGAAGAAAGCTTTACCAAGTGGGCGAAGCAAGTAGTCATCAACGTTCTTAACTACCGTCCTAATAGAACCGTTAGCAGCAGACATAAGCATAGAAATACCAGAAGCTGTACGCCCAACGCCAGATACTCCGGTTTGTCCGTGAGCGAAACTAGGAAATCCAGTACTTTCATCTGCTAGTACTCGTGCCTTATCAAAGAGTTGCATGTTCTCTTGTGCTACGTTGGGGAACTTGGTGCCGAAGATTCCTTGCCCTGGGGCTCCGCCCTGACGCCGGAACACCTTGCCCGGATACACAGATAAGTCCTGACCTGGTACAAGGTTAGTCTCATCTACTTCAATGATAAGATTACCAGATAGTGCAGCGTTGTCAATAGCCATACGCATAAAGCCATTCATCAACGTCTGTGTATCGTCCATGTTCTCAGCAATGCCTACACCAAAGAAGGAGTAAGGGTTATGCTCATAGGGTACAGCGTAGTAAGGAATACGTGTAGGTTTGAATGGGTTAAGTACGAAGCGTAGTACCTAACCATTACATACCCATACGTTACAGTTAACCTCATCAAGATCTCGTAGAGCTTTAGGAATAGCTACACCATGCTGTTCTAGAACATCCGTATCTACAAAACCCCAGAACTCTAGTACTTCCCAACGCTCAGAGGACGGCTGTGTATCGTCATCCTCCATAGTCATTTCCCAGTACTTCTGAATATAGTCTGGGCCTTTATCAATAGCTAAGCTAATTGAGTCAGACATAAAGTAGGGGCGGTTCTTAAGAGCACGTAATTGAGTACGTGACATCTTATGACGTTCTACCACATACTCAGCATCATTCATAGACTTAGCTTCTGGGTCAGGGTAGAAGTCCCAAACAGAAACATGGCTACATTCTGGCACAGTCTTTACGAGAGGTTCATACTCACCTTCACCGTTCCAGTTAGGATATTCTTTATCTACAGCAAACGGACCCTTCATGACACCCGTGCCAAGTAGAGCCATCTCAAATGCCATAGAGCGTAGATGTACAGAAGCACCAGACTCTTGAAGCTGATCGTGGATCTTCTTTTCCATCTTCTTAGCTGCAATCATAGCAGGATGGAATGTTACTGTGGTAGGAGTAGTACCGTCACCCTCAACTACCTTATCAGATACAGCTGAAAGTTTATCTTCTAGTGGGCCTAGACGATTAGCTAAGTCTGATAACGTAGCTCCAGGTTTAAGCTCTGTAACACCATCCAGCAAGTAGGGTGCAGCGGGTTTTTGCTCAGTAATAGGCCGTAACGCATCTCCTGCTGCTGCGGCGTTAGGATCTACGTTGATATGTACAGACTCTGCAACACCGTCAGGTAATACAGAGGGATTAACAGATAAAGGAAACTTGTTGTTACCAAATAGTACATCAACAATCTGTCCATACGCTGCAAGGGTCTTAGTCTTAGTGACTTTAACAAACACACGTGACTTCTCTGTGTCTGTGAACTGTACGTCCTTACCATACAAACCACGATAGTTACGATAGGCTTTTAACCACCGCTCTTCATCTGCAAATCTAGCATCTTCTGCACGTTTATAGCGCTCAGCTACAAAAGCAACTACACTAGACTTAGTTTCAAAGATACTGTCCGTACTGTCTTCAGCAGCTACGACTTCATCTGTTTCAAACATTTCTTCTTGTTCTGCCATAATCAATACCCGAATTGTGGATCACTAGCTTGAAAACCAGTGCGTTGTTTTGCTGGGTTAAAGTCCGATATGCTGCTACGTGGACGTGTCATAATACCGTATCTTAGAGCGTCATACAAGTGATCCTCTGCGTGAGTATCAACATCTTCTGGGTTTTTCTTATCCAGAGGAATACTAGGAATCTGTGCTATCGTGTTTGTACAATTACTCATAAACACTAGCTGAGGCTTTTCAGTGAACTCATCCACCTTTAAACGCCTGTGTATTTCGTTCTTACCTGCGACACGTGAACCTCTTGACCGATCAGAGGGACGCCAACGACAACCCTTCATGTTCATCTGTTCTGCCAAGCTAGGTCCAGTGTCGCCACGGTTGTGCCATAAAGAACTATCCAGCACCCCGTATCTCATTGTACCATCTTTTGCTTCTGCTTCCAATATCAAATCTGCTAAGTCAGAAGCTGTAACTTTAGATACATACATCTCACGGTACACAATTACTTGTTCGTCAGGAGCTACAGCAAACCAGAGAACACCAGTGTAACTACCATAACCGTAATCGCAAGCCCTAAACTTTGCCCAAGAGTCAGGTATCTCAAATGAGTCCACGACATGTATCTTTCTGTCAAACTCTGGAAAAGCGGCACCTTCATTAATATCCCAGTTACCTTCAAGTAACTGCTTACGCTGATGCTCCGGCAGAGAGAGAAGCATCGCTTCATAGTCGCCAGAGTCAGATAAGTACGGATTATCAAATAGAGAGGCTGGAATAAAACGGCGCTTAAATAGAGGCTGACCTTCTTTACTATGCCCTTTAGGAAAGGTAATAGTTTCTCCAGAATCCAAATGCGTTGCCCAAAAAGCTTTACCTGCTCTTTCAGGGTCAATAAACATTTTCTTAACCCAAGCATGTCCTGCTCCTCCGGGGTTTGTTGTTGCTCTCATGTAGAGACCAAGAGTTGACGAATGTGCAGATCTCAAGCGAGATCTCATATAATCCCAAGCGTAAGGTGTAGTCCATTGAGTAAGTTCGTCAAATCCAATCCAGTTAAAAGCCTGACCCTGATAACGTGTGACATCTGTATCCTTATCCAAGTATGACATCCAGAGGCGACCACCTCTAGGTGAGATCCACTGAGACTTTCTCTCAGACCATTTAATACCCGGTACAGCACGAGGGTATAGCTCCTGAGACTTTTGTATTAGTTCCCTTAGTTCTTCTGTTGTGTGACGTACAAGTAGGCCACTAAAATTAGGATCGTTCAAACCATGTAGCGGGTCAGCTAACATAGCGTAGGATTTGCCACCACCAGCTGCGCCACCATAGAGAACCTCACGTTCTGACGAACTAAGGAAGTGCGTCTGGGGGCCGGGGTTTGGCTTGAATACTACATCCATAGCCACATCTACATCATACTCAGGTGCTTTGACTTGTGCAGGAACAGTCTCTACTTTGGGGGTGGCGACTGCTTCAACTGCCTCTGTCAATTTCTGCGTATGCCCCGACCCCTTGGGTTTCAAGTTTTTCAATTTCCTCAAGGGTTTCTTTGAGCCACTTGGCAAGCTTGCGCTTAATTGCAACTGCTTTTCTACGTTTCTGCTCAATCTCAACTCTTTTCTTTAAACCTGTGTGGCCTATGTCACGGCCTGTCTCTTTGCTTAACCAGTGTGCTACTGCACGATAACTATACTGCTTAAGGTGTCGTTTAGCAAGCTCTAAAGCTTCTAACTCAGATTCAATGGGTACGAGTAACTTATCGTTGTCGGGGTGCAGTTCATAGCCAAAAGGTATACGTCTTGTTATCCTGACTATAGTATGCCACTTCTTGTTGTGATCCTTTGGCGGTAATGGTAACTGCCAGAAGCCTAAATCTCTCTCAGGTACTATTCGTTTGAACCTTCTTTTGGTGGCAGGTAGAATATGCCTCCACCGCCAGATGTTACGTCTACTTTGTCTACCTTACCAAGTCCTGCACGATCAAGCAAGTCTTTTGCTGCTACCATCTTCTCTTTAATGCCTAACTCAGTAGGGTCAGACAGAGCGCCTACCATTGCCATAGCTGCTTTGGGTGCAGTACGTGCAAAGTAAGTCCGTGTCTTCTCACCAATCTCATCTTTAAGAGATTCTACAATAGCTGCTGTGCTTGAAGCAGGAGCATAGCCTGCAAGTTTCTTAGCTGCTACCACATCACCACCAGCCTCATCAAAGAGTACCTCTAAGAAGCGCTGTTGCTGTTCTGTAAGAACTCTAGCCATAATATATTCCTTAGTTACCGTTACTTCTTAAGCTTACCATTTATTTTGCTGCTTTCCAAGGAAATAAATCCCCACGCCAAAAACACCAATGCCTGATACCACAACCAAGATACCAAGACTCCACTCCACAATAGCCTGTTTAATCTCAGCCTTGCGATACATAGTTTTCTGACGGTCTTTACGTACCTTCGCTTCAATGTGGAGAAGCTCTTCCCAAGCGCTCTGCCCGTAAGCAAACTGAATATACTGTTTAATCTCAGCACGTAGAGCCTCCGCTTGTTTCTTCTTAGCGAAGATGTCCATCGCACTAGGGCCACTACCACCGAATAGTACAGCATACCAAGGTGGATTCTCTGACTGCTTGTGTGCAAAGCTAAGATCAGAGACAGCACCAGCAAACTTAGCTAAGTCATTAGAGATACCTCCAATGTCTTTGCCTAACTGAATACCCTTCTTAATAGCTGATACAGCTGTCTGTGCTGCAGCAAAGGCTGTGAAGGGATCAATCATTTTAACTTAACCTCTATAGGGCATACATAGTTATAACTTACTCTGTACACTCTGTCGTACCATCCACCATTCTTAGGTAAGCCGCAGTCGTAGTAACAATACTGAAACAACCTGTTACCACTTTCAGTCCATGCGTGATTGAAAGAGATAAATGCTAGTACACAAAGCAAAACTACTCAACCATAAGTTCTGTATGGTCACGGTTTATGTACTTTAGCTCACTCTCTATAACAGCTACACGCTGCTGTAGTTCAGTGATCCTAGAAATAGTACGAGTTAAAGCATCTAACTCATCCCATAACTCTTCTACATCACCCCAAACGTAGTCTATCTCCATAGAATTATCTAATACGTCACGCTTAAGATTGACGTTATCTTCTATAGCCATACGTGAGCCAAGCTGGCTTACTGTTTCTTCTAGATTAGCTATTGTGGAAGCTTGTTGAGATACCCACCACACACCACCAGCAAGCTGTACAGCCATAGCAGCTACAAGTGCTAAGGGTATCTTAACGTTTTCCATAATAGCTCTCCTAACTATTTGAAACTTCCTGCTATGACATTGCGTATCTCTCCACGAGCAATGCCGATATCATGTAATTCTTTGTCTGACATGTTGGTTAGAATCCAGTAGTCAGCACGGGCTTGTTGTGCTTTCTGTAAACTTGCGAGAAAGTCTGTGAATGATTTAACGATTAGTGCGTACATTGTATGTTCCTATGTGTTTAGCCTAGCTCCATTGCTAGACGTGCATAGTTATACATATGTTAGCTCTATTTACCTCTACTAAGTTTGCATACCCGTTATTCGTTATACGCCAGAGAAGGTCTCTGTTACAGTTAGGATAGTGTCTACGTGTGCTGCTGTATCAGGTGTTACTTGTATCTTATCACCAGCAGCAAGTACTAACTCAATGTCAGAAAAGGTTATATATTCACCTGCACCTAAGTTCTTACCCTCTAAGAAGTGTGACGTATAGCCATCAGCTGCTACGTACCACTCAATAGTAATATTTGTATTACCTGAGAAGTTATGGATGTGAAGATAGCTTACCTCAGCCACACAGTTAGGAGGACATGTATATACATCCTCTGTAGTAGTCGTTTCATTGTGACCATACACAGAACGCCTACGAGCAGGTCTACCTTGGTGAGATAATGTGATTGCCATTACTCATCAACCCACGCTTCATTCTCTGGGGTGTTA